GTTGTGTTATAATATAGGGATTCCAACAGAAGACATCAAAAAGATTTTTGATGGATTTGTCTTTTCAAGGTATAAACCTGAGGGTCTTTTCCAGATCCACAAGGGACAATCGATGGGTTTAGGCCCGTCGTTCCCACTGTTTTCTCTATGTCATAACATGATCTTAGCTGGACTGTGCCATTACGCAAATGTTAAACCTGTAGATACATTTAGGGTATTAGGTGATGATGTCATAATAGCAAATGATGTCGTCCATGAGGAATATATGAAATTTCTCAAAGTATTTGATATACCCGTATCTACTTCTAAATCCTTTTCTTCTAAAAGGATAGGGGAGTTTGCAGGGAAGGTAATCTGGGATGGGTTCGATGTTACGCCAATAAAATGGCGACAACTAGATTTTCATAACCTATCCAACCTTTATTGGTCTTACCGAAAGGTAAGAAAAGGATTACCCGAACGAATGCTAAAGAACTTCAGAGCTAAGCAAGTCTACGTAGTTCTAGGACCCATATCAAGGTCTCTAGGAGGTCTAGGACTCAAAGAAAGAGTACTTCCTCGGGTGATGTCCAGTTCAAAAGTCGATAGACTAAGAACAGGATATTTATACTCAGTTGAAGATGGCTTGCTCAACAAAGATTCAGGTGGTGGTAAGATTAAACTTAAACTCAAGAAAAAAGTAAATCGCTATGAAAACGCGAAATACTCTGAGTACAAGTATAAACCTTACTTTCTCTCACGAGAAAAACAACAATTGTTAGAAGAAGAACTAACATGTTCTTATACTACAGCATATGGTGTACTACCCTTATTGACTCCGAATCCAGGCAAGCTCTTCTCTCAGCTAAAGGAGAAGAACGATTTAATGCCTGAACGGCGAAAATTGAGGCGTGATGGTACAATTCAACAAGTTTTAAGAATCGTGTATGGGTCTCGGAAGTACGCAAGAATTCATAGGATTCGAGAAGCGGATAATACCGTTATTGAGACTTATGAGAAACATCTTATGGTTGAGACCCCACGTGTTGTTTACTACCGCGGTTGGAAGACGAAACAATTATTAGTTTTGAATTTACAAATGGAGGTGAATCATGTCAAGAAGACATGTTCGAGTGCTCCGGAAGTTGAGGATAGGATCATCCCAAAGTTCTTCAAAGGATGATAAAATCATTGATCAAAGTCGAAAAACTAAGATCTCTGATGAATTTCTTCCATCTAATATGGAAGTATCTGATACTCGTGTTGTTACACGTCAATCAGACATCAATTCTACAGAAGAACCAAAGGTGGTTAATACCTCCGGTAGTTCTGGTTCTGGATGGCTCGTTGCAGCCCTATCTATTGCTGCGGCGGGTGGCCTAATAGGTCTTGTTATTAGTCACAATAAAAAGAAGTAAAAGGCTTTTAACAATAATCACAGAATCCTGG